GGTCTGCTCAACATGGTTTTCGATAATACATTGCCAGATCGAAATGGTGGTCGTACAGGTGGTGGTATTCCATCCTCACTTGACCCACGTAGCAAAGATGTAAAAGCACTTCGTGGTCTTGGTCTACAACGTGGTCAACGCTACTTCGGCGCTACTGGAAGTGGTGAGCCTATCCTTGGTATTAAAGGGATGGGTGGTACCGGCGGTGGCGGTGGTCGCCGTGGTAAAGGCAAAGGCAAAGGTGGTGGAGCAGCTGAGCCTCCTGCTGTTGCTGACAAACCAATTGCAGCAGAAGGTGATGGTCCCATCATCAACGAACCCACTGAAGAAACCACTCCCGATATGGGTGGTCTGATGTTCGGTTCTACTGGCACTGGTCCTGGCGCCTTTGGCTTCAAGCGTCGTCGCGGTAAACGTGAGCGCAACCGACTCCTTCAACTTGGCACAGGTCAACTGAATCGACTTAAGTTGAAGAATGCACTGAACATCCGTGGTATTACAAGTCTGCTTTAATTTAATTATCTTTAAGAACTAATGACTGCTAAACAAAGGTATGACTATTTAGCCAGTGATCGTTCCCAGTTTCTAGACGTAGCAAGACAAGCGGCAGATCTAACTCTGCCCTATTTGATTCGTGGTGAAGAAGATTATCAAAAAGGTGCTAGGTATCTCCCTACACCTTGGCAAAGTGTTGGAGCAAAGGGTGTAGTAACACTTGCATCTAAGTTGATGCTCGCCCTTGTTCCTCCACAGACTAGCTTCTTCAAACTACAACTTGATGATACTAAACTTGGTCAGGAGTTTGATCCTGCAGTTAGGTCTGAACTTGACCTAAGCTTTGCAAAGATTGAACGAACAATCCTTGAAGCTATTGCATCATCAAGTGACCGTGTTACTATTCACCAAGCTCTTAAGCATTTGGTAGTAGCAGGTAATGCACTAATCTACATGGGTAAAGATGGTCTTAAACTTTATCCGCTGAATCGCTACGTTGTAGATCGAGATGGCAACGGCAACGTGCTTGAAATAGTCACAAAAGAACGCATCAATAAGAAGCTTCTACGTGGTATGATTCCTGATGACATGCCTAACAAAGTAGAAGGAACAGTCGCTGATCGTAATGATGAGGCTGACATCTATACCCACATCAAACGGGATAACAACCGAATGATTTGGTACCAAGAATATGAAGACAAAATTATTCCTGGTTCCATGGGTAAGGCACCACTTGATGCTAACCCTTGGCTAGTACTTCGCTTCAATACTGTTGATGGTGAGGTGTATGGTCGTGGTAGAATTGAAGAGTTCATCGGAGATCTCAAGTCTCTTGAAGCACTCTCTCAGGCTATGGTAGAAGGCTCTGCAGCAGCTGCTAAGGTTGTGTTCGTGGTATCACCCTCAAGCACTACCAAACCGCAAACGCTGGCGCAGGCAGGCAACGGTGCAATCATTCAAGGACGACCTGATGACATCGGTGTTGTACAGGTAGGTAAAACTGCTGACTTCAGGACTGCTTATGAACTAATGCAGTCTCTTGAACGTCGCTTGAGTGAGGCTTTCCTCATCCTTTCTGTACGGCAATCCGAACGAACTACTGCTGAGGAAGTTCGTATGACACAGATGGAATTGGAACAACAGCTTGGTGGACTATTTAGTTTACTGACTGTTGAGTTCTTGGTTCCTTATCTGAATCGTAAACTGAATGTATTCCAAAAGACAGGACAGATTCCACGCCTACCCAAAGACCTTGTGAAGCCAACCATTGTGGCTGGTATCAATGCACTTGGTCGTGGACAAGATCGTGAAAGCTTGGGTGCATTCCTTACAACTATTGCTCAGACCATGGGTCCTGAAGCTATTGCGACCTATGTTAATCCTGAAGAAGTAATCAAACGTCTTGCAGCTGCACAAGGTATTGATGTCCTGAACCTTGTTAAGACTGTACAAGAAGTACAAGATCAGCAGGCACAATCTATGGAACAACAACAGCAAATGGAACTTACCAAGCAAGTTGGTCAACTAGCATCTGCTCCTGCAAACGATCCATCCAAAAATCCCGAACTATATGGACAACAAACAAGCTCCGAAGCGCCGCCAGCGCAGTAAAGCTGAACCTCCGACGACACCAGAGTTCACACCAGTTAAACCTGTGAACAAGTATGCTCCCAAAGCTAAGATTGGTACACCAACTCTGGGTCGTTCAACTGAATATGTAGAGACTGTTGGTCTCGGTAATCTCAAAGTAATCCACGCCAAAGCAAATGACAACACTGACGTACAATCCTAATGAAACTCCCGAAGGTGAGCTGACTGCTGAAGAGCAAGAGTCGCTAGCCATTGGTGAACAGGCAATGTCTGCTCAGGAAGAGTTGTTGGCTGGTAAGTTTCGAGATGCTGAAGAACTCGAACAGGCTTACATGGAACTTCAAAAGAAGTTTAGTTCTCGTGATCCTGAACCTGAAGAACCTACTACTGTTGAAGAACCAACTGAAGAGGTAGAAGAAGATAGTCTTGATACCTCTTTTCTTGATACACTTTGGGAAGAATCTCAATCAGAGTTTAGCCAAGAAACTTTGGAGAAACTTGGTAACATGGATCCATCAGACTTGGCTCAGATGTATCTTGATTATCGTTCACAACAAGGTGAACCTGAAGGACAAGAGCTTAGTGCTGAGAATGTTTCTGCTCTCCAAAACATTGTTGGAGGAGAACAGGAATATGCAAACATGCTAAGTTGGGCTAGTCAGAACATGTCAGAACAAGAGATTGACATGTATGATGCAGTGATGGATCGAGGTGACCCTGTTGCCTGCTTCTTTGCTGTACAAGCTCTTGCCTATCGCTTCCAAGATGCAAGCGGTGTTGACGGTCAACTGTTGACTGGACGACCTGCAGCTGATAAAGTTGATGCCTTCCGTAGCCAATCCGAAGTTGTTCGTGCTATGGCTGACCCACGGTACGACACAGATCCTGCATATCGACAGGATGTCTACGCTAAACTTGAGAGATCTAACCTTGACTACTGATAACCTTTTCGCAAAAGAACCACCTATTATTATGACTGACCATCCCTACGGTGTACCACATAACGAACGTGCTGAACTGCTCAACGGTCGGCTTGCTATGCTTGGCTTTGTGGCTGCTATTGGCGCTTACGCACTAACTGGACAAATTATTCCTGGAGTATTTTAATCATGGCATGCGGTAAAAAAGGACATAAAGGCGGCGGCGGGAAGAAGCGCTGATGGCTAAGCAAGGTCTCTACGCTAACATCCACGCCAAGAAGAAAAGAATCGCCGCGGGCTCCGGCGAGAAGATGCGGAAACCCGGTAGCAAAGGTGCGCCTACTGCTGCCAACTTCCGAAGAGCTGCTAAAACTGCTAAAAAGAAATGATTCCTATCCTAACTACTATCTCTGTAATTGCATCCTGGTATGGTCCAGGATTCCATGGTAACCGTACTGCAAACGGTGAACGATATAATATGATGGAGCCAACGGCTGCACATAAATCTCTACCATTTGGAACACGACTTAAAGTGTGCTACAAAACATGTGAAGTAGTTAGGGTAACAGATCGCGGTCCCTTCATTCCCGGGAGAGACCTAGATCTGAGCAAGGGAACAGCACAACGCATTGGCATGCTGGGTGCTGGAGTGGCTCCTGTAAAAGTAACACGACTTAATTAAATATGACTCAACTCGCGGATACCGCATGGATGTCTGGACTCTTTGAGGGCGAAGGTTCCATCTCCATTAGTAAGAAAAAAGGTTATTGCTACCTTCAGTTAGTTAGTACAGATCGTGATGTTCTTATGAAATTTGCACGATTGGCTAACTGCATAAATAATAAAATTACTTATTGCCCGCGTCGTCCTCACCAAACTAAAGACGCATGGAAATGGCAAGTGGGAAATGAAAAAGACGTTACCCGTTTGCTTGATATGATGCTGCCGTATTTTGGAGATCGACGTGCCCATAAGGCACTTGATGTTTTTGATTTCTACAATGACCGCAGTATTAACAAAACAGCGCTCAAACATTTGGGATAATTACCTGAGCTGGGTAACCAGCACAAACAATAGATTGTACGTCGGACATTTCGGCGCAATCATGATTCCGTGTTTGCTTGTCGCTACAACAGCTTTTATTATCGGCTTCATTGCCGCACCACCAACAGATATTGATGGAATACGTGAACCCGTCTCTGGCTCCCTTATGTACGGGAACAATATTATATCGGGAGCCATCGTTCCGAGCAGCAATGCCATCGGACTACACTTCTACCCAATTTGGGAAGCTGGTTCACTTGATGAATGGCTCTACAATGGCGGGACCTACCAACTCGTCGTCTTCCACTTTCTCATTGGCATCTTTGCTTACATGGGACGAGAGTGGGAACTTAGCTATCGACTAGGAATGAGGCCTTGGATTTGTGTCGCTTACTCAGCTCCCGTTGCGGCGGCTTCCGCAGTTTTCCTGGTCTACCCGTTTGGGCAAGGGTCGTTCTCTGACGCTATGCCTTTGGGTATCTCGGGAACCTTCAACTACATGTTGGTGTTCCAAGCTGAACATAACATCCTCATGCACCCCTTCCATATGCTTGGTGTTGCGGGAGTATTTGGCGGGTCACTCTTCAGTGCTATGCACGGTTCTCTTGTCACTTCGTCTCTTGTCCGTGAAACCACCGAGCAAGAAAGCCAGAACTACGGTTACAAGTTTGGACAAGAAGAAGAGACATATAATATTGTCGCTGCTCACGGCTATTTTGGTAGGCTCATCTTCCAGTACGCTTCCTTTAATAACAGCCGTAGTCTTCACTTCTTCCTCGCTGCTTGGCCTGTGGTTGGTATTTGGTTTGCTGCGCTTGGAGTAAGCACCATGGCATTCAACCTGAATGGTCTTAACTTCAATCAATCTATTATTGATAGTCAAGGTCAAGTAGTTAATACTTGGGCTGACATTCTTAATCGTGCCAATCTTGGTTTCGAAGTTATGCATGAGCGTAATGCTCACAACTTCCCACTTGATTTGGCGACACATAGTGCTCCGGTAATTGGTTAATATTTCGTACGTTCATCCCACGTGTGGGACGGGTTGCTCAAGGCTGGAACGCGCATGAGCTTATCGGTACGAACTATGTCTATTCAAGTTACCTACACCTATCGTGGTGTTAAGTACAACAAAACAATTGTCCGCTAAAAGGACATTGGGTAGTCCGTAAAAGCGGCATTGGGAGGTGCAATTCCTCCCTTACCCATTGGTATGAATCTGCTACGGCGGGCACCTCATACCGAACGCGTTCGGTGAGCGTAAGAATTTACCGAAGAAATAAAAACTTAATATCTTTAAGCGCTTAAAGAGAAACTCACATAACTTCTCTTTTCTTTAACTACAATGGCTTCTGTTTGGTCTGCAAATCCTGGTGTGCCGCCGAATACTACTCTGACGGCAACAGGTAATATTAACAAGACTCCTGGTCTTGGTCTTACTGATAACATTAATGATTACAACAGTAAGTATGCTACTTATCTCAAGCTGTTTACCGGCGAGATGATTAAGGCATATGAGAGTGCTACGATTGCTAAAGGCACCGTGATGAACCGTGCTCTTCGCAACGGTCGTTCGGCTCAGTTCATCTACACTGGTCGGATGGATGCTGCTTATCACCAGCCTGGCACTCCAATTCTGGGTACTTCCAACCCTCCCGTGGCTGAGAAGACCATCGTCATGGACGACCTGCTGATCTCCAGCGCCTTCGTCTATGACCTTGATGAGACCCTGGCTCACTACAGTCTGCGTTCGGAAATCTCTGCTAAGATCGGTCATGCTCTGGCTGAAGCTTACGACAAAAAGATCTTCCGTGTGATCGCTAAGGCTGCACGTCAAGCTCATCCTATCTCTGCCGCTCCTGGTCCTGAGCCTGGTGGTAGCCAGATCCAACTTGGTGCTGGTAACGAGTACAATGCCCAAGCACTGGTGGATGCCTTCTTTGAAGCAGCTGCTATTCTCGATGAGAAGAACGTGCCCAAGCAAGGTCGTAATGCTGTGATGTCTCCTCGTCAGTACTACGCTCTGATCTCTCAGGTTGATACCAACATTCTGAACCGTGACTACGGTAACAGTGCTGGTAGTGTTCAGTCTGGTGAAGGTCTCTATGAGATTGCTGGCATCAAGATCTGGCGCTCCAACAACTTGCCCTTCATGGTTCCTGGTACCGTTGCTCGTGTGCCTGGTGAGAACAATGATTATGGTGGTGACTTCTCCAACTCCTGCGGTCTTATCTATGCTAAGGAAGCAGCTGGTGTTGTGGAAGCTATCGGTCCTCAGATTCAGACCACTGGCTCTGACGTGAAGACCATGTATCAGGGTGACATCATCGTTGGTCGCATGGCTATGGGTGCTGATTGGGTGAACCCTGCTGCTGCTATTGAGCTGCTGGCTGGTTGATAACGGAGGAACTATTATGTCTTATGTTCCTGGTCTTTCTAGAATCGTTCAGATCAACGGTGCTGGTCTTGTTACTTCTGAGACCCTTAATCCTCCTACTCATATTGAGTATGGTCGGACTACTGGTGCAGCTACTAATATCAAGACCAATGACGCTGATAATGAACTTCCCTATGCTCCTTAATTAAATTATGGCTAACCTTGCAACTGCAGCTGGTAATAATGGTGTTGCCGGTACTTATGATCCCGCAGTCCGCACCGTAAGTGGTGCTTATGGTACTACCTATTCTGATAATGGTACCCTGGCTGTGTCGGATAACCATGCTGTTCGTCGTTCCGTGTCCAAGACCGCTAGTGGTTATGGCTCTGCTGTGAACGCTTCGAACGTTTATTCTGAAACTCAAGGTATGCGCTTTGCTTACGCTGGTGTGGAGTCTGATACTCCTGCACTGGATGCAAGCCGTGTTGCTGCCTGATTGTTCATTCTTACTGGGAGGGCTTCGGCTCTCCCTTTTTTTTTATCCATATTTCCTTCGCTAATATGTCTACTACTAACGCTCAAATTGAGCTACAAGCTGTTAATGAAATTCTGGCGTCAGTAGGTCAGGCGCCTGTTACTGTCATTGAAACTCAGAACATCACTCTAGAGGATGGTTCACAAGTTAGTGAAGTAACCAACCCGGACGTTGCGATTATTTTGAATACCTTGCATCAGGTTTCAAGAGAGGTGCAGGCTGAAGGATGGACTTTTAATACTGACTATAAAGTAAAAGTATCTCGTAATTCTAATAAAGAGGTACTTATCCCTGATAACTATCTACAGATTGATGTCGTAGATACTGACAGGACTGTTGATGTTGTACGTCGTGAAGGTAAACTATACGACCGTATCAACCAAACATTCACCTTTGAAAACGATCCTTATTGTGACATCAAACGTTACTTTAATTTGATTGACCTTCCTATTCCTATTCGTGATTATATTGTTGCACGTAGTGCTAGTATCTTTAGTCAACGAGTGATTGGTGATAGTACTCAATATCAAATGCTACAACAACGTGAAGCATACACTCGTGCTATGGCACTTGAGTATGAATGCAATCAAGGTGATTACTCATTCTTTGGACACCCACAAGGATGTGACTACTACGTTAGTTACAAACCGTACCGTGCATTGTATCGCTAATGGCAAGTATTACACAAACAGTAGATAACTTTCTTGGTGGTGTATCCAAGCAACCTGATGATAAGAAACTTCCTGGTCAGGTAAGAGATAGTATTAATGCGTATATTGACCCAACGTTTGGTCTTACTAAAAGACCGGGTACTAAGTTCATTGAAGAACTCACAACTACAACTGATGAGTTGGATAATGCTCGCTGGTTCTACATTAATCGTGATGATGACGAGCAGTACCTAGGTTGTGTTAAAACTAGTGGTATCCGTATCTGGAATGTTAAGACAGGTGTTGAAGCTACAGTTACTACTGAATCATATTTAACTACAGCTGTTTATGATCCCAATTCTTATCTACTTTTCCCATCAATAGATGATAAAAGTAAGGATAATATTCAAGTACTGACTGTTCAAGATACCACGTTTATTGTTAATAAGACAAAGACCGTTGGTGTCTTGGATACTGCCAATGACGAAGCTACTCAATTCCCATCACCAGCCTTTGGTCCCGAATACAGAAACTTTGGTTATGTTGAAGGTCAGCAAGGTACGATTCGTGTTACCAATGTTGAATTTGGTGCAACGTATGAGGTAACAGTTACCTACAATGGTACACCTTATACAGCTAGCATTACAACACGTAATGGTGAAAACACAAACCTCGGTTCAAATGATTTTGAACCAATCCTTAATGTAGAAGAAATTCTTGGTTGGATTGTTAACGGTAACCCTGCTAACCCATCTGGAAGTGGTGGTGCTCACGGTAATTATCCTGCACAAACTGGTCTCAGCACACTATTAAGTGGATTAGGATTTACGTTTACAATTCTTGAAGATAGTATTGAAGTTCAACTAGCACCTAGCAGTACACCTAATAGTTTCTCCATCACTGCCAAAGGTGGTATCAGTGGTGACTCTATTGAAGCGTTTACAAACACTGTAAACAACATCTCTGACCTTCCTACACAAAGCGTCCATAACCGTCGTGTCACTATTCAGAACACAGCTTCTGCTGAGGACACTTACTACGTTCGATTCATTGCTGAGGATGGTACATCAGGTGATGGTTATTGGGAAGAGTTTGTAAAGCCTAACATTCCTATTCATCTTAACCCACGTACTATGCCTCATGAGCTGGTCAATACAGCTAAGGATGCATTTACCTTCCGAGCTATTGAAGCAGTTCCTGGTAGTCCTGAAAAGAACTCTTGGGAACAGCGATTGGTTGGTGATGATGAATCTAACAGTCTACCTAGCTTTGTTAACTTCCCGATTCGTGAAGTATTCTTCTATAACAATCGGCTTGGATTCCTGTCTAATGACAATGTAATCCTCAGTAAGACTAGCGATTTCTTTAACTTCTTCTATACAACAGCACTTACTCAAACAGCTAATGACCCTGTTGATTTGAGTTGCTCAGCATTGCGTCCTGCTACACTTAACTTTGTGTTGCCTGTACCGCAGGGCTTGGTGTTGTTTAGTGATAGTCAACAATTTATCCTATTCTCTGATACTGGTGTGATTACACCATCTACTGCGGCAATCAGATCACTCAGTAATTATGAGTGTGATACTTTGATTGACCCAGTTGATGTTGGTACTAACCTAGTCTTTATGAGTAAGACTCCTGGTTACTCTAGGACTTATGCAATGAAGACACGAGGTTTTGAAGAGAACCCTGATGTGTTGGATGTAGGTAAGGTTGTGTCAGAATACGTTCCTGACACTATTGACAACCTTCAAGCTTCACCACAGAACTCTTTCGTGTTGATGAGTAGCTCTAGCAATGAGTTTATCTACTTCTACCGTACTTATGGTGACGCTGAACAAACATACATGCAAGCTTGGTTCCGTTGGAAGATGGCTGGCAATGTTCAGTACTGCTTGGTAGATAGTGATGATTTCTTTGCTGTTACTAAGCAGGAAGGTAAGTACACGATTATCAAAGCTAACCTTACCCAAGCTCCTGAAGATCCAATCCTCACTACTGCTGATGGTCAGATTGTTCAGACTTGTATAGATATGTATGCAGAGCCTAGCAATGTTAGTTATAATCCTGTTACCAGTAAATTGGAAATTACTTTACCTTACACTGATGTAACTGATAGAGAAATTATTACACTTATTGCTTCTGCTGCACCTCCAACTACTCCTGATTTAGAATCTGGTTATATACTCAATGCTGTTAGATCTGCAGTTTCGGGTGTATGGGAGTATCCATGTCAACCTGAGGTTGGAGCAGATCTAGTACAATACTTTACTCAGAACCGTTTTTATGTCGGATTTAGGTATGACATGGAAGTAGAATTACCTAGGTTCTATTATCGTAAGTCTGAGAATGCTGTAGATTATACTGCATCTTTGACTGTTGCTAGAATCAAATTCTCTGTTAAACAATCTAGTAGTATTGAGTTTAAACTGCAGACACAAGGTAGACCTGATTGGCATGAAGTTCAGAGTGTTCAACTTGCTGACTTCTATCTAGCTAGTGATGTGCCACTCAAGGAGTTGGTTGTTTACACTGTTCCTATTCATCAACGTAACGATAATTTTAATTTGAAAATATTTAGTAATTCACCATTTCCACTTTCTGTAACTTCTATGAGTTGGGAAGGTAGGTATTCTCCACGTTATTATTCGAGGCAATAAAGTATGGCTCTTGAACCATTAACACAGTTTGCTATTCAAACTGGTATTGCAGGTCTTCAGTCCATCTTTGGCGGCGCCCAAGCATCTAGTCAGCAATCAAAGCTAGACGACTACAATGAGATGATGTGGAAGTTCGAGAAAAAGAACCTCCGCCAAGACTACAGATATGCAAAGCAAGGTAGGCGCTTAGCTATTAAGAACGAGCGTGCTGAACGCCAATGGCGTGACCAGACAGCTTTAAATGATTACAACCATGCAATGGCGATTCGTGATTACGAATACGGCATGCAGATGAAGGCTTATAATAAGTCAGAAGAGACTTATAAAAAGCAACTAGGATTTAACAACATGGCAGCTGCTGTTGCTATGGAATCTGAAAACAGATTTCTTGAAGAACAGCGTATTGAAAATGCTTTCCAAAACCAAGATCTTTTTGTCCAGACACTTCTAGCCGAAGGTGAGGCTGCAGCCAGCGGTCAAGCTGGTAGATCTGCTGGTAAACGTATCCAATCTATTCTAGCACAGAGTGGTCGTAACCAAGCTATTCTTGTAGAGTCCATGGTCAGTGCTGATAAACAGTACAAGACTAATCTTAGAAAGATTGCTATGGATAAGTATGAAGCTGATATTGCTGCAGATAAAAATCGTATGATTAAGCCTGAAGCTCTACCTGAACCTCCACGTCCTATTCCTCTGCCTAAGTCTAAGTTCCAGAAAATCAAGAAACCTCTTATGCCACCTGAACCTATGAAAGGGTTGGAATCACCTTGGACTAATGCAGCTGTCGGATTCTTGGGAAGTGCTGGTAGCATTGCTGCAGGAATTGATTGGGGCGACTGATGCTAAACATTTGGAGTTAACTATTTAAATGGAACAAATTTCGTACAAAGGGTACGCCCAACGTACTGCATTCGATCCACTTCGTGCACCTGACGAGACTGCAAAAATCCTACAGGATGGACAACGTACCTTGCGAGGTATGGAAAATCTTCGTGATCAGGAACGAAGGAATCGTGATGCTTACCTACAAGGTATGCTCCGTAAGCAAGAGATTGAAGAATCTCAAAGACAAGTAAATAAAAGGCTCGAAGATACTTATCGTGAAACTTATCAGCAGGCTAAGCTTCGTAATGAGAAAGCCAGGGTTGATTCTGGACAAGCTAAGTATGAGCGTAACCTAGAAAGTCTTGCGGGTTTGTCTGAAGGCATCTCCAAACTGGTGGTTGACCTGAAAGAAAAGCGTGATACTGAAAAGCAAATTGAAGGCTATCAGTTGGTATATACTCTTGGTGCTAAATGGCAAGAGTACACCGCACTGAAAGCAGGTGAAGCTGATATTGAATCTAAGGATACCGCATACAATGCTATTATTGAACAGCTGCGGAATCGTGGTGTATCTGAAGAACAAGTTGAACAGCTTAGAAACCTGAGTGGTCAGCGCCTGTATGGTGCTATGAAAGCTTTTGCTACCCAAGGTGTTCAATCCTTTGAAGAATTCCGTGCTGAAAATGCTGACCGTGAATTTGATATTAATGGTCAGACCTATACAATGGAGACCGCCATTAATGGTGGTATGCCTGTAAAGGCTGCTATTGATACAATTCTTCGCGGTGAATTCTTTGAGCAATTCAAAGGAATGGATTCGACTTTCTTGAATGAATACCTCATGCCTGGTATGAGGAAGATTGAAGAAAGAGAGAATGCTGTATTTGCTAATGAGAGGAATAAACAGCTTGCTTTGATCCGTGATGAGGAAGAAACACGAGACCTGCGTACTGAGATTGATTCAGCTCGTAACCTAGGTAGAAGTCTTGGCGATGCTTCTCAAGCATGGATTATGCGTACCTCAGGTGGTACACCAGTTGGTCTTCGTCGTCAGCGTGCTAAACTTATTAGCATCTATACTGACATGGCTAAAGTTGGTGAGTTTACCATCAATGATTTAGAGAGCCTTGGTCAAGCTGGAGTCATCCTTAAAGGATCAACAAAAGAAAAGCTGTTTAAAGATCTTTACCAAAGGGATTATAAACAGATACAAGATGCCATTCAAGATTATAATATAGAGCAGTATAACGATTTTCAATCTGAGCAAACTATTAGAAAAGAAGAGTTTATTCAAAAGTCTCTACCACTTCTTTATGAAGCTCGTGCTGGTAAGAGTGAAAAAGAAATTCGTGATATGTATGATCAGTTTGAAGAGATGTACATTAATGAATTTAACGAACCTCCGCCGCAAGTACTACGCTATCAGGAGCAACTTGCAACTCAGGAAGCTACTGAGCTGTTGGATTACATGAGGAATACAGGTACTCTTACCATGGATTACCTCATGAATGGTAAGTTTTCTCAAGAAACTATTGAGGCATACCGAAAAGATGCTGTAGATCCTTCTGCTATTGCTAAAACAGAGCGAGATTCAGCTATTCGTGGTGCTAAAGCTTCTTTGCGTGGAGTGCTTAACACAACTACTCAACTAAAAGAAGGTAAGGAAGAGGCTCAACTTGAACCTTACATTGAGTCGGAAATTGATAAAAGAGCACGTCAAATGATTAAAGACGGTGCAACCTCTTCTGCCGCTTACATTGAAGCTGGTAAGCAAGTTTCTGATGAAATTGAAAAAGGTACAGGTACTTTTAAACGTGAAGCAGGTATCAATGGTAAGTTCCAGATTTTAGGTAAAGATAGTGGGCAACTTGCTCAACGGGCGCGTGTAGAAAACATTCGCCAAAAAGTTGTTGAAGATAATGCTTACATCTCTAAAAATCTAATCCTTACTCCCGATGAAGTTCAACAAGCAAAAGCAGTAGGCACTGGAGGAGCACTACCTTCTGTTGTGCTACAAGTTCAAAGGATGTACCCTACACTTAATCCTTATGAAATTATTGAACGGCAACTTGAACTAGCTGGTGAGACATTTGAAAACATGCCTCCTGCAGGTGAAGTTTACGGATTTGTTCCTCAATCAGTGCGTAATCTTTTGACTTACCGTCCATCCCTTAGTAGAACTACACGTGCAACACAGATTGCAACTGGTGCTACTGGTGTTGTTGCATATGAACCTATGCTTAATCTTATTGCTAGTAAAGAGTCTAGATCTACTGACCCAGCAAATGATGGTTATGATGCTCTAAATAGGAGTGGATCTAATGGAGGTACTGTAGCTTATGGCTCATCTACATTTAGTAAAGAGTTTGGCCGCTCTTCCGATCAAACAACAGTCGGTGAAATTAGAGAACTCCAAAGAAAGGGTTTACTTCATGCAACAGGAAGGTATCAAATTATTGGCACTACTCTTCAATCTTTAATTGATGAAGGTGTGATTTCTACCGACGATGTTTACAATCGTGAAACGCAAGATAAGGCTGGTATTGCATTGATGCATCGGAGAGCTGGTAAGTTTTTTGCACAAGGTGGACAGATACCTATTCAAGGTTTAGGTCAAGAATGGGTAGGTCTCCAAAAAGTAGATCCTTCATTTATTGCCGATGCAATGCAGCAGGTACGAACAAACCTTCAAAATGAACGATTTGATGTAGAACGTATGCGTCCAGAAATTGTTTATCGTGTTGGTAACATTGGACCTACTTCTACAGGTTCTCACCTAGATGTAAAGGATGTTAAAGGAACTTTCTTTGGTCGTAAATCTCTTGATGAATACATTGGATTCCAAACAGCTGAAGGTATCACACCTTTGTCTGCAGGCGTAACAGTTAGTGGTGGAGAGTTTGGTGCATCACGTAGAGACGGTAAGCATCTTGGATGGGATTACGCTATGCCTGCTGGTACACCTGTTGTTCTTCGCAATGGAGCACGTCGTATTTCTTCAGTTAGAACCGAACACGGTGAAAAACTAACTATTGGTCTGCCCGATGGCAGGCGCTTTACTTTCTTACATGGTGAAACAGTACAATGAGTATAGACCTTTATGGATTTGATGATCCTGGTGGTATTGAAGTCAACCAAGCAGCGTTGGCTGACACAGGACAAGCAGAACGATTGAGGGAGGAAGTAGAAGCCCGTCAACTGTTGGAAGACCAACAAGCCCAAGAAGCTGCGGCTTCTCAAGCAGAGTACGAACGTACAACTAATGAAGACGGGACTCCTAAATCTTCCCAAGAAGTAATGGATCCAAAGAAGTTTGGAACACTAGAGAATGCCCAAGAACTGGGCAATGCTTTATTGGGTGGTGCTATTGATATTTACAATAGTGTAGCTTCTGTTCCTAAATTTTTTGATCCTGAATTCTATCAATCAGACAAAGAAAACCCTTATGAGTTTGAAGCACCTTGGTTGATTACAGCTAAGCCTATTAACCGAACAGTATGGGGCAAAACACTACGCAGTCTTGTAGAATTTGCAGGCGGAGCTGTTGGTGTTGGTAAGATTGGTTGGGGCATCAAAGGTGTACAAGGCTTAGCAAAAGCAGCTAATCTTGTTGATAAAGCAGGTAAAGTTGGTCTTGCAGGTCGTGTAGCAGGTGGTGCAATTGCTGGTGGTGTCTATGACATGATTAGCAATCAATCCCAAGAAGCTAACATTGCTCAGACATTGGGTGATGTTAAACCTGACTGGAAACCATATCTCAGTACATTTGCTACAACTGATGACATGAGTCCTGCCCAACGGACTATGTATAATATGGTTGAAGGTTTGGGTATTGGTGCTGTAGCAGACTTGGTTCTTGAAGCTGCAGGTGCAGGTGTACGTGCAGTAGGTAAGGGTCGTAAGGCTGCTACTCAACGCATTACCGACCCTGAAATGTCTAAGATGTTTCCAAACAAAGCTTTGGAAGCAGCTGATAGCATTGAAGAACTTGAGTATGTCTACAAAACAGAACGTGTTGAAGCTTCTGCAAAAGAGACTTACGAAGAAACAACTGGTGCTAAATGGTCTAGGTTGGACGATGCAACCAAGCAAAGCCTGATGCAGGAACAAGCTAAGGAGCTTGGTATTGATTGGGGAGAGCGTAACTTTAACAGGCGTGCTGAAAAGCAAGGTCAGACTAATCTTGATGTTGCAGAAGATCAACTCCTTGATGACCTTGATGCAGGTGCACCTCGTGAAAACCCTGCATACATGGAAGGTGGTGATGTAACTGACCACCAAGGTTTGACTAATACTAGTCGTCCTATGAAAGGTGTTCGGGATCAGATTCGTATTCGTAACGACTTTGCTCAAAAGGATGGCTCACCACGTGGTCCGTTGTCTGAAGCACAGATTCGTCGTATGGAGTATGGTGCTCCTGGTATGACTCAGGAAGAAATTGATAAACTGGCTGATGGCTTTGTTGTCGATCCAGTCTATCAAAAACTGTATGGTGGTGATACTCCTACTGAAGTAAAGCAAGACTTCCTGGATATGGCTGTCACTGTCCGTGAGTTCCTTGATGAGTCTGGTCATAGTCGTGTTAATGATGCATCACCTGAGGAGTTGGTTGAGTTTATTGAGACGCTTCGTTATGTAGATGAGGCTGATAAGCAAACCAAAATTGAAGGTGTTAGTGTTCTTAACCAAGCACAGCTAGTAGCTACTGACCTTATTATGGGTCAACTGCTTACTGGTGCTCGTGACTTGTCTCGTGCTGCGTTGAGCGTCATGGATCAAGTTGATGTTAAAGCACAAGGCAGTATCATTGATGGTGTACTTGCTCGTTATGCTACGCTTGCACGTATGCGTAAAGAAACCAGTTTGATGTCTAGTTGGAACCTTCGTCGTTTCCGTCCTGGCATTGATGATATTACCCTTCGTACTGATGCATCTGATGCTGTTGCAGCTGAAGTACAGACCTTGAAACAGCTTCTTAAAGATGATGTAGATGATAGTTTGCTTCAAACTTTCCTTCATTTCTCTGCTGTTGGTGGTAACAAACCTCAAACATTCAAGGATTTGCAGGCATTTATGAAGCGTAAGTTGCATGGTTATCGTGATGGTAACAAGCAAATGCGTAACCAAATCATCAATGAGATGCAGATTATGGGTGTTAATAGCATCCTGAGTGGTCCTAAAACACCTGTACGTGCCGCTGTAGGTACTGGTATTGGTACCATTATGCGCCCTGTATCTACTATTATCGGCTCTCTTGGTAGCGAAGATAGAGCAGTAACAGAGAGTGCTTTTGCTGCTCTTGGTGGTATGTGGGAATCTATGGGTGATGCTTGGCGTAAAGCTGCACAAGACTTCCGTGGATATACTCAAAACAACGAAGGATGGCGTGGTGTAACTACCTCACCTAAGGAGTATGAATTTGAAGCACTCAAAGCTTTCCATTATAAGTATGGTAGTGACGGTGATAAGGCAGCTATGGCTATGGCTAACTTCCTTCATCAATCAAATAAACTTCCATTCCTTAACTACGGTCCACGTATTATGCGTGCTACTGATGTTTTCTTTTCTCAGTTGATTGGTCGTGGTCGTCAACGTCAGCTTGCTTTCTTGGATGTTAAGGATCGTTTGAAGAGTGCTCAACAAGTTGTGTCTGATCAGGACATGAAGAAGTTGGTGCGTGCAGCTGAGCTTAATTTTGAAAGCAAAGTCTTTACTGCTGATGGTCAACTCAGTGATGAAATGGCTAAATATGCTGCTGATGAAGCTAAGATGACTAAAGAGCTGACTGGGTTTGCTAGAGAGTTGGATCGTGCATTTGATAAGGCACCTTACCTTAAACCTTTCATGCTATTCATGAAGACAGGTGTTAATGCTTTGGAAATGACTAGTAAGCATACTCCTATCCTTAATCGTTTTATCAAAGAAAATGTTGATATTATGACTAAGGCTTGGGACGATCCTGTTATGGTTAAGTATGGCATTAAGTCTGCTAATGACTTGGAGATTGCCAAAGCTACTATGCGTGGTCGTGAAGCCCTAGGTTATGGTTTTGTGAGCACCGCTGCTATGATGGCTCTCAATGGTCAGATCACAGGTAATGGTCCACCGGATCGTGAACTCCGTGAAGCTTGGCAGCAATTTGGATGGAAACCACGTTCGGTTAAGATCGGTGATGTGTATGTTAGTTACGAATCACTTGAACCATTTAACCTGTTCTTTAGTTTTATTGCTGACATTGTTGACTCCCAAAAAGTTATGGGTGAAGAATGGGTTGGTAATAACCTAGGTAAACTTGGATTCTTGGTAACTCAAAACATTATTAACAAAACTTTCTTGAACGGTATGTTCCAAGTTCAAGAACTGTTCTATAGTAATGGTCAACGTCTTCCTACTGTTGCAGCTAACCTTGTCAACAACCAAATTCCACTTGGTGGTATGAGGAATGAGATTGGTAAGCTTGTCAGTCCGGGTATGCGTGAACTAGAGAAAGGGTTCTTGGATGGTATCCGTAACCGTAACCTTTACTTGGATCTAGTTGCTGGTAAAGATGGTAAACTTCCTTATCGTTATGACATCCTTGACGGTCGTCCTATCAATGATAGTCTGCCAATTGTCCGTCTGATGAATGCTGTTAATCCTTTCTACATTAATCCTGCTACTAATCCTACTCGTGAGTTGCTATTCCGTAGTGGAGTAGATCTTAAGTTGACTTTTAATACTGGTCCTAATAATGAATCACTTGAAGGTCATCCAGAACTTAAGTCTAAATGGCAGTATTATGTAAGTAAGCAGAACATTGAAGCTCAGCTTGAAACTCTTTTCAAAGATAAAGCTGTCATTAAATCAATTCTTGATATGGAAGAAGATCGTGCTGCAGGTCGTCGCTACGAAACTTCAGAAACCTTCCATGTACCACTTATTAATAACATTTTGAAAAAAGCAAAATCTAATGCGTGGGCTCAATTGATGAGTGATACTCCTGAAGTTCGTGAGCTTAACGAACAAAGCCGTCTTGAAACGTTGTCAGGTCGATACCGCAAGATGGGTAGCCGTGAAAAGGCTAACGAAATTGAAGACCTTCTTTCTATTATTAAGTAAAAATGGCAACTTCTCAAACATTTGATCTTAGCGTCACATCACCGCCATTTACTCTAAACTATCCTTTTCTAGATGAGGATGACCTACAAGTTTCTATTGATGGTGTACCGCTAACTATTACAACTGAATATACAATTGATTCTAAAACATCTAGTCCTGTTTCTGGTGCTGGTTATCTTAGTGGTGCTGTTGTTACTTTGATTACAAATCCAGGTACAGGAATTTTAAAAGTAACACGTGTAACACCTCTAGAGACTGCACAAACTTTTACTGCAGGTTCTGCTATTCGTGCTCAGGATCTTAACAATAACTTCCAACGAACGTATTTTTCAGCTGAAGAATCACAAGATATTGCTGAAGCAGCTTCTGTTGGTGATATCCTTGATAATAGTATTGAGGGTGTAAAGCTAAAGGATGGTGCTGTAACTACTAGTAAGATTGAGAATCTGACTATTAGAGATGAGGATATTAGTAATAATCCATCGTTTGCAATTACTGGCACCAAGATTCAACAAGCAAACACTACCACACGTGGTACGGTTCAACTCTACAACGCAGCAGATAGTACCAGCACTACACTAGCTGCTACGGCTAATGCCCTTAAAACTGTTAACGACACGTTGACTACAGCTATCAATACTATTGATGCTACTCAACCGTTTACACGGACTAGTATAAGTACAACACCAACTCAACCTATTAATATTGGTGAGCACGTAACAGTAACCGCTGCTGGTGTTACCATTACACTTCCAACAGGCACTGACGGAGATACTGTACGAATCAGTGTTGGTAGTTTTACTAATACTATTGTGTCTAGTCCGCAAAACATTATGGCAAGTGCTTCAGATCTAACCATTGATGTTGCTCTTAAAACTATTACTCTTATGTATGATGATAATCAAGATGGCGGTCTTAGTGTTGTTGGTTGGAGGATTATCTGATGACTAGAGTTTCACAATTTATTGGTTCAGGTTTGATTCCGCTTGAAACTATTGAAGTTACTAGTTCAACTTCTACTGTAGAGTTTACAAACGGCATTGATGATACATTTAATAATTATAAATTAATTATTACTAATGTTACTACTTCTTCCACCAGTACTGCGGGATTTCTAATAACTTGTAGAATTGGTAACGTTGGTGGTGGTTATATTAGTTCTTTGGTATATGATAACGATCTTCCTGCAATAAGTGCAGGAGCAAATGTTTCCGCCACAAACGATCCAGAGGCAACTCTATGTCAATATATTGGTCGAAATGGTATTTCTGTTGAAGCTACAAACATTGAAGTAGATTTCTTTAATCTTAGAAACAGTAGATCAAAATCTATTATAGCTAGAGATAATACTAATCTTGCTGGTCAAAGCTATGCCTACCATTTTGTCAATAACGTTGAAACAACAGAACTAATTGATCGTATTCAAATTATCTCATCACTATCTCTTGTAACTGGTAAATTCACCCTCTACGGTATCAAAGAACCTTAATAACCTCCACACTTAACCAATCATGCTTACCATTCTCGGCATCAAGCTGAGCTATGAGACCCTTGTCTTTCTGGGTCTCTTTCTTGGCTCAGAACTAATTGGAGCTTCCAAGCTTCGGGATAACAGTGTTGTACAACTCATCTTGAGTGGTATTAATGCTCTCAAGCCTTTGCGTCGTGAAGACGACCAAATCAACAAAATCAAACAAATCTTTAAAGACTAATGCCTAACTTTCCTCCAAATCCTTCTCCGTTGGATGAATACACGGAGAGCAATACAACTTGGATTTATTCAGGTCCAACCAACGGTTGGTACCGAGATACTGTAAATGCTGGTAACACTAGTACTTACGGTCAAGATGCAGTTGTTACTGGGCTTAGCATTCCTGAACATGATTACATTGAATTTAATCCAGTAGCGACGCCAGCAACAGGTACTCAAGATGTTATCTATAAAACTGGTGGTTCCAGTGGTTATGTTGTAGCTACACTTACTCTCACTTATTCTAGTGGGAACCTTGTATCCGTTGCTAAATCGTAATTATGGCTCTAGTATTTAATCCATTCACTGGTAACTTTGACAACGTAATGGCTAGTAGCTCAGACATGAGCTTCTCTGGTGGTTCGTTGAATGTTAACGGTGATCTTACTCTTGATAGTGGTGGTACTTTTACTACCACTGTTCAAGCTGTTACACCTACTGCTAACCGTACAATTAGCTTCCCGGATCAAACAGGCACTGTTGGTCTCGTCTCTGGAGCAACCGGCAACATCCAGTATAATAATGCTGGACAGTTGGCAGGTACGGGTGATTTGAATGCTGAGCTGGATTGGACTAGCGCAAGCGGTACTTACACAGGTCTTAAAGTCAATATTGACAACGGTGCAGGTGGTGCACCACTTGGCTCAGGCAACCTACTTGATTTGCAGTCGAATGGATCCAGCAAATGTTCAGTTAACAGTGCTGGTGATTTTACTGCTGCTGGTGTAACGTTAGCTGGTACAGCTTTTGCCGCACGAACCAATACAGGTTCAGTAGGTCTTTATTCATCTGGTTCGTTCGGTTTTTCCTCCGTTGGTGGAGTTACATCCTCGACGCTAACGCTAGATACAGTTTTGCGTAGGGATGCCGCCAACACCTTCGCCCAACGCAACGGCACCGCCGCCCAAACGTACCGCCTGTATAACACCTACACCGACGCTAGTAATTATGAGCGTCTGAGCACTACTTGGGATACTAATGTTTGCTATACTAAACCTGAAAACCTAGGAACAGGTTCTGCTAGAATTTATGTTCCAGTTACTGGAGCAACAACTGTCGGTGGTCTTCCTGCAGCTAATGTAGCGGGAGCTGGTGCTCGAGCTTTTGTAACAGACGCTAACTCAACTACTTTCTTGGATGCTGCTGTCGGCGGCGGTGCAAATAGTGTACCTGTCGTTTCTGACGGTACTTCTTGGCTCATCGGCTAACTAATTACTAACTATGGATACTCTTTCTCTTACTATCACTAACACTCGCACGATTGACGGTCTTATCTTTGCCGCTAACAGTGCCAAACTGACGCCTGAAGCCTATGCTGAATGGCTCCTCACCCAAGACGGTAAGCGTTACGCCGATGCCAACAGCTACGGTGTCATTACCAGCGCTGCATTCTTTGCACGCTTTACTCCAACTGAATATAATGATGTTTTGACTGCAGCAGCTGATCGTGTTGTCGTACCTGATCCAATTGGTGGTGTTCCTACCGCTGAAGAACAACAGATGTATGATGATGCAGTAGCTGCTTATGCAGCCCTGGAAAACCCTACTCAGGAACAAACTGACCTGTATGAAGCTATGGTTGCTTCCTACCAAGCTGCATGTACTCCCGATAACCAAGCTGAGATTGACGCAGCCGAGGCTAAGAACGCTGCTGCTGATGAAGTCCAAGCTCTTGTTGTTGAACTGACCAACGCTGAACGTGTTGCTCTTGACGACCAACGTGTGACTGACGGTCTCCAACTGTTGGTTAGCCGTGGTCTGCTTGGTGCTGATCGTCCCGCCACTATTACTTCTTATGAGCGTCCCACCGTTGGAGGTGTGTGATGACTATGGTATGGAGTCCCGACTATTTGGGATCACCTGGAAAAGTGGTTCTTTCCAACCCTCTAACCTGTACAAACACACCCAAGGGTGAAAACAAACTATACAGCGATGCCAAAGGTGTCGTTCCTAGTCTTGATCTGAGGTTTGCAGAAGGTAAGAACCTGAATGATTATATGACGGGCACACCGTTGGTTGACCACCAGCGGAGTATGAGTGGTAGCAATTTGAGTGCTGGCACGTTTGTTAATAGCAACGGGTTGATTGAGACGGCTAAGGTTAACGCGCTTACAGCAAATAGCGAGGTTTTTTCGAGCTGGGCTGTACCTAGTACTTCTACAGCAACAACAACTAGCCCTTTTAATACAACGGCAGTAAGCATTGACAGTGCTAGTGCACTTTCAATAAGTGTAAACGATTCATCTGCGGTTACATTTTCTGGATACTTCAAACAAGGTAGCAGCAGATATGTTTATCTCCGCCCGGTGGTTTGGGCAGATAATCCTCGTGTTTGGTTTGATTTACAAACAGGTAATTTTGTCAATGTAAGCCCAGCAGCAGCACCTATAAGTAACGCTTTTGCAACCTCAGTAGGTAACGGATGGTATCGCTGCGGATTTACTCTTGATTCAACGGGCGATTCTGTTGGTAATTTACAAATTACTGCTACTGATTCAAGTACCAACATCAATAGTGTTGGTTATGTCTTTGCTTTCGGTATTCAAGTAGAAGAAGGTCCGGTTAGCACCTACATCCCAACCACCAACCTACCTTCCGCCGCACCACGCTTCGATCACGATCCAACGACGGGTGAGAGCCTTGGGTTGTTGATTGAGGAGAGTAGGACTAATAATCTAAAAACTAGTAATGATTTTTCGGGATGGCTTCTTTCCAATATCACTAATAACGTAAGTACTCAGCTAAGTCCTGATGGATCTTTTAACGCCGCAGAATTTGAAACGACTGGCAATAGTGCAACCTATCCATATAACGGAAAACCTGGAACCCAATTACCGGCTGGAACCTACACATTTTCAGTTTGGACTAAATTTGAAATATCTTTCTCTGTTTTAATTTATGGGTCCAACCTTGGGGCACTACTGCTGTTTGATGCAGCCACAAAACAACCGAGCACGGCAACAATACAGCAGGGAGCTTCAAGTTTTGTCGGAACGGTGGAGGAGTACCCAAATGGATGGTACAGATTATCTGCAACAATTATTGTTAACTCTGGTTCTCTAGTTACTGAAGCAACAGTTGCTTTAAACAAAAATAAAGTAACTACTTATGGGTTGCCTGATGCAAGCGGCGTTGGCGATGTGCTCACCATTTGGGGAGCCCAACTAGAAGAAGGATCCTTCCCAACCTCCTACATCCCAACCACCGGCACAGCACTAACACGGTCGGCGGATGTGGCGAGTATTACTGGGAGTAATTTTAGTGGGTTTTATAACCAAGGTCCAGGAAGCTGGTTTGCAATAGCTCGTGGAGGTCGTTCATCAGGTTCAAATTCTTCGCGTGTTGTTGGCGTAGCTGGCGCAAGAGCTTTAATTGGCACGAAAGCTTCTGACTCTAATGGATGGAATGCCTTTGACGGAACTAACAACCCTACCATTGCCAATGGACAAGAACACTACGACGCCTTTGGGAAAATCGCTGTTGGATATGATGAAAACACTTTATCAATTGTATCCAATCCTGCGATAACTTCTAGCGTTCCGTCGTTGCACGGATCCACCACTTATAGCTCTATAACCATTGGAGGAAGGACTGATAATACAAACGAACAGTTAAACGGAATTATCGCCCGCCTCACCTACTTCCCGGAACGCCTCCCTGACTCTTCCCTCCAAACCATGACCACTCCCTAACCATGAGTATCAACCTTTTTGACGTAATTAAAAACTATAAAGGGTTGCCTCATCAATTCAAAGCCGTGCAGGAACTAGAACAACTACTAGGTCCTGCCGGTCTTTCTGATGATGCCACGTGGGTCTCTACATGGCGCAATGGACCCGCCCAACCCGATACACATAATAACTCTTGGGAAGGCATCAGAGCTGCAGCAGCCACCGCTGGTGCTAAATTTCCCGAAGTAGTAGCTGCACAATGGGCTCTTGAGTCAGCATTTGGTACAGTTACTTCTGGTAAAAATAACTATTTTGGTATCAAAGGTCCTGGTACCGTTAAAACTACTTGGGAAGACTATGGATATGGTCCTGTTACTATCCAAGCTTCCTTTAAGGACTATCCAACACCATATGACTGCATCAAAGAGCTTGTAGACTACTGGTATAAGGATTTCAAAACATATAAAGGTGTCAATCGTGCCAAAACTCGTAACGAATGTGCCTATCTTCTGAAGTCTGAAGGATACGCCACTGATCCGGATTACTCACATAAGCTAATTAAACTAATGGATCAGTATGGTTGAAGCAGGAGTAGCGGCAGGTCTTGCTGTAATAACAGGGTTAGCAACCCTAACTAATCGTCTACATAGGCGTATTGATGATGTTCATTACCGAATCAATGAAGTAGATCGTCGTGTAGACACTGCTGAACTGACAATGGCTAGGCATTATGTCTTTAAGGCGGACTTTGAGAACGCTTTTCATAAAATGGAAGCACAAATGGTTCGTATTGAAGAAAAACTTGACCAAGTAATTATGAAAAATGGCTAAGAAAACTTGCACTAAGTGTAAGGTAGAAAAGTCTTTTGATGAGTTTCCCGTTTTTACAGACAAAGGTGTTAAAAAATATAGAACACGTTGTAAGGTATGTAAAAATGAGGAGCAAAAAGAACGGTATAGACAAAATCCTAATACTCACCGTTCTTATCTTTATAAGACTAAATACGGAATTACCATTGAAGATTATGATAAACTCCTTGCTCTGCAAGGCGGTAAGTGTGCAATCTGCGCATCTACCGATCCAAATGGGCAAGGTAGGTTTCATATAGATCATAATCATGAAACAGGTAAAGTAAGAGGCTTACTCTGCCATCGCTGTAACACTGGTCTTGGGCTTTTTTCTGATAATCCCGAGATTTTAGTAAAAGCGTTACAATATTTATACACTAAAGGAAATTATGGCACAGCATAAAAAAGCTACTGAAGATGCCTTTAACCAGCTGCACAATTTAGTGACAACCGAACTTCTAAACCGAGTTAAATCGGGTGAAGCTACTACACAAGACATCAAAGCCGCGATAGAGTGGCTTGTTAAAAACGATATTAGCGGTGTTGCATACGATGGTAACCCGTTGGATAAGCTCGCAACTATTATGCCCAAAGTAGATCCTGAACTTGTTCAAACGAGGTTGTATGGCAAAAGGTAAAACCCAGAGCTACTACGACAAAAACCCAGCAGCTAACCGTCGTAGACTAAAGCAACAAGCTAAATACAACAAGTCTAGCGAAGGATTGAAGATTCGCGTTGCTGCAAACAAACTAAATAGAAAACTAGGCACATATGGTAACGGTGATGGTAAAGATGCTAGCCACACCGGAAATAACAAAGGCAAACTTGAGTCTAAATCAAAAAATCGTAGGCGTCCTCGCATGGGAGGTAAATACGCCTAATGACTCCACTGCTTCCAAGTCCTGATCACTATCTACAAAACCTAATAACCATGACAAGTCCTGAAGCTAAAAGACTTTGGCGTAGAGCCATTAAGGAACATTTCAATTGTCAATGTGTTTATTGCGGAGAAACTTATGAATTACACGAACTTACTCTGGATCATGTTCGCCCTCGTTGTTATGGAGGGCAAGACCTTACATCAAATCTTGTACCCAGCTGTTGGAAATGTAATCAGGACAAAGGAAGTACTAATTGGCTCACGTGGATGAGAGCTACATTTGGGATAACATCCCGCGAATCACTAATTCTTCAACATATTAATTAATCAACATGGCTACTCGTAAATATGCACGCCGTATGCTTAGCGGCAAACCTCAAGAAGGCGCTATTACAACTAAAGAAGGTAACAAGTTCATTTATCTTCAAGGTAGGTGGTATCGTCCAAGCGAGATTCCTTCTGAATTGAAAGGCTCTGAAACTGTTAAAAGCGCATTAGGCAGACTAGCTGCTAAACCGGCACCTGCTAAACCTGCAACCTCTAAGTCAACAGCTTCTAAACCAGCAGCTTCTAGACCGGCACCTAAGCCAGCCTCTAAGCCAGCACCTGCTAAACCCGCACCTGCTAAAACCACAGCTTCTAAACCTACATCTGCACCTACATCTGACAAGAAACGCAAATCTATTGCTGAAACTTTAAAGCAATTGAGAAAGATGAAGCGTGAATCTAAAAAACGTCAAGGTAAGGAACCTAAAATGCAAGGTGTTGGTCCATATCGTAGTGCTAACAAATACGAAGCTGCAAAAGCTGGTCAACCTGCAAAACCCGCACAAGCTGCAAAGCCAAACACTAAATCTAAACTTCGTCAAGCTATGGAGGAGCGGATGAAGAAACGTCGTGGACGTGGGTATTGATTATGAGCATTGCTTCTGAACTATTTAAAGGTGCTATAGATGTAGTAACAAATCCTGTTGCTAAAGCTACTGTTAAAAAGCTTAAAGGTCCTAGACCTACAGGTGCAATGCTTCAACTTGAAAGCCAGATCCCTGGATTTAAACCTACAAATGTTGAAGAAGCACTGTATGCTGGTAGTAAAATTTATGAAGGACAACGTGGTAAAAATGCTGGTAAACCAGTTCTAATTCGACAGATTGATAACCCAAAATATGCTGGTACTCTTAAAGCTAAAATTGATGCTTATGATGCTAGAAAAGCTGGTCGTAAAGAACAGGATATTACACGTAACACTCGTGGTGAACTTTTAACAAGTGGTGAAGATACCTTTGCTGTTGGCGCAATGCCAGGCACAGAAGCTCATCACAACATGGGTCTTGACCAATATGGTGTTTTTACACCTGGTCTTAAACCAAAAGAAGTGACAAAACTTGTTAGCCACGTTGAACAGGAACATATGCGTATGCTTGGTAACAGTCAATTTAATCGTCTAGATTTGCCTAAAAAAGTTCACAACGTACTCCATCGTTGGGAACAAATGTCTGCAGCTAAACTACAGCGTAACAAATTAAACATTGAAAACAGATCCTTATCTGAACGTATCTCCATGGTTGATGCATACATTCAACGTATTCAACCTGAGTATGAAAAGATGGCATTCTTTCTCATGCAAAACCGTAACCTTCCTCAAAAAGAACTTATGTCTTTGATGGAGTCAACGTTGGAACAAACTAACTCACGTTCACAGTATATGTGGTCCGATATTAAGTCTCAGATTAAAAACTACTACTCTGAGTTTAGTTAATACTCTCTCTAAGGCGTCTCTGTGCCCCAACAAGGCGCCTTTACCCACCAACATAATAGAATATACCTATGGACGTTTTACAAGCCCTTAGAGACGATTTTAAGCTGTTTCTTCAAGCACTGTGGCAACAGCTAGATCTCCCATCTCCAACACGTGCTCAATACGCTATTGCTGACTACTTACAACACGGACCAAAACGACTACAGATCCAAGCATTCCGAGGAGTCGGTAAATCATGGATTACTGGAGCCTTCGTCTTGTGGACACTCTTCAATAATGCAGAAAAGAAAATCATGATTATCTCAGCATCAAAAGAACGTGCTGATAACATGTCTATCTTTCTACAAAAGCTAATTATTGAAACACCTTGGCTAGCACACCTACGACCAAAAGCTGATGATGCACGTTGGTCACGTATTAGTTTTGATGTTCAATGTTCACCTCACCAAGCACCTTCTGTTAAGTCCGTGGGTATTACTGGTCAGCTAACTGGTAGTCGTGCAGACCTAATGATTCTTGATGACATTGAAGTTCCTGGTAACTCAATGACAGAAATGATGAGGGAGAAACTCCTTCAACTATGTACAGAAGCTGAGTCTATCCTTACACCTAAACAAGACTCACGAATTATGTACCTTGGTACACCACAGACAACCTTTACTATTTATCGTAAGCTTGCTGAACGTAACTACAAACCTTTTGTTTGGCCAGCACGGTATCCACGTAAACTATCCAATTATGAAGGACTCCTAGCACCACAAATCCAAGAAGATATTGATGCTGGTGTAGAAGCTTGGGATGTAACAGACCCTGATCGTTTTGATAACGAAGACTTGATTGAACGGGAAGCATCAATGGGTCGTAGCAACTTCATGCTACAATTTATGCTAGATACAACCTTGAGTGATGCTGAGAAGTTTCCACTTAAGATGTCTGACCTTATTGTTACAGCAGTTAACCCAGCTGAATGTCCCGACTCAGTGGTGTGGTGTAGCGATCCCAGCAATGTAATTAAAGACCTACCAACTGTTGGTCTTCCTGGTGATTACTTCTACAAACCAATGCAACTCCAAGGTGAGTGGTTACCATACACTGAAACTATTTGCAGTGTTGACCCATCAGGTCGTGGTACTGATGAAACAGCTGCAGCTTTTCTTAGTCAACGTAATGGCTTTATCTATCTCCATGAAATGCGTGCCTACAAGGATGGTTATAGTGACAACACTTTGCTAGACATCCTGAGAGGTTGTAAAAAGTTTGGTGTAACTAAACTTCTTATTGAGACAAACTTTGGTGATGGTATTGTAGCGGAACTATTCCGTAAACACCTTCAACAGACCAAACAAGCTATTGACATTGAAGAGGTTCGAGCTAATGTCCGAAAAGAAGACCGTATTATTGATACCCTTGAGCCTGTTCTTAATCAACATAAGCTTATTGTTAATCGCTCAGTGGTGGAATGGGACTTCAACTCGAATAAGGACGAAGCACCAGAAAACAGACTCCTATATATGCTGTTCTATCAGATGTCACGCATGTGTCGGGAGAAAGGTGCAGTAAAACATGACGACAGATTAGATTGCCTAGCACAAGGTGTAAAATATTACACAGATGCACTAGCTATTTCTGCCTATGAAACAGTCAAACTGAGACGCCAGGAAGAGTGGCAAGATATGCAAGATGAATGGCTAGATGACCCTCAAGCAGCAGCTAATCATATGGTGTTTGGCATGAATTTAGACCAACGTAGACAAGCTAGACAACTAGCTGGTAAAAAGTCAGTGCCTACCTGGGTTTAGGAACATCCCACATGTATACAGGAGGAGGGAAGGGTGGACCCGAATCCTGGAGAGAGGAGGAATGACTATCTCCCACTATCGTGGAAGACAATCATTCCTACCTCTTTCTTTACTAATGTTCAGCGAGGAGGATCCAAAAAGACACAACTCTCCCTCTTTGAACATTCATCTACTCTACTTTTATTAACTAGTTAGTAAACTATTTATTTAACTAGTTATGAATCCAGTGAGTACTGATTCTCTCCATCCTTTTGAATCCTGTCACTACTTATACTACTGTATGCATTCCACCAAACTCGTACACATCACTCCCAATGCTGAAGAACTAATTAGTTATATGGCAAGGGTATCTAATCCTTCCAATCAATCAAACACTGAGACCAGTGCTAAACTAATTAAGTATCTTATTAATCATAATCATTGGTCACCTTTTGAAATGGTTAATATGTGTGTAGAAATTAATACAACTCGTAGTATTGCTGCACAAATACTTAGACACCGTTCCTTTAGCTTTCAAGAGTTTAGTCAACGGTATGCAGAAGTAACTGAGTATGCATCAATCCCTGAACTTAGAACTCAAGACCTAAAGAATAGACAGAACAGTGTTGATGACTTTGATGAGGTGTTGAAAAAGAATTATCAATTCCGTATTGGTAGTTTGTATTCGGAGTGTTATGGGTTGTATAAAGACCTGATTAGAGCTGGTGTAGCTAAAGAATGTGCAAGAGAAGTACTGCCAATGGCTGCTCCAACCAGGATGTATATGAATGGTACTGTTAGATCTTGGTTGCATTATTGTGATTTGAGATGTGGTAATGGTACACAAAAAGAACACGCAGTTATTGCAGGACAAGTAAAAGACATTCTCTATTTGCAAATACCAAATGTATGTGAAGCAATGTGGAACAGAAAAGATTAAGACTAGTTGAGTTTAAAGTACTGTTTAATGCTTGGAGAAGGTATGTCGTAGTGTTTGATAACCTTCTTCTGGGCTTTCTTTCTTGGTGTGAACAGATTTTGATAGATAATCGGGTAAAAACTGAGGTAGATATGGCAGTTGAACAATATAATGAAGAGATTGTGTCGTATGATGCTGGTCCGGTTATTGTTGAAAGCCCGTCAGACACGTCTGAGAGCCTCTCTAGCGTGCGTATAACTGCTCCTTGGTATATCGACATGTATGATGAGCGTTGAAAGGGCTTGTAGAGGCTTTTGAAGGTAGGTTGACTTTTTGACAGAAATTTCTCAAGCCTATTATGTAGTGGGACGGCGGCAGTTTCCCCCATGCGGGTGTGCGCGTGTGTGCCTGTGCGCGAAAGATGAACCACGCGATGATACTGTGTGTGCATATGCTGACACGTGAGGTGCCAGTGTCAAGTAATCTGTCCAGCCCTTATTGAGAACGTTGAGAAACCTAGTCATACCAACGGATTACAGCGATAGCACTGTACCATAAGCAGCACTGATAACCACTGCCACCACTGGAGAGAGGCTGTACTATGTGCCACTTGCTGCCACTGTCCACCACCATCAGCTGCTACCATGACACCTCCACTCTCTTTTGTAGTTGAGTATCTCGACTCTCCCTGTTAAGGGTGAGGAGAGTCTCGAAACTTCAACCAAGAGAGTGAGAGACACCGCCAACTGAATACAGCTCGTCGCCGCTTCGGCACTGTGCCAACCGACCAGCTGACCACTCCCTCCCTCAAACCAGCCACCTGCCCTGTAGGATGGCTTCAAGCACCGATGGCTCAGCCTTCGGCAGAACCTCGACAACCGAATAAGCACGCCGTTAGCGGAGCAACCGCTGGGTATCGACAAGCAGCATGGGTCATTGACTGCGAGGCGTGGCAGAGAGAGTATGTACAGCGGAGCCACACGCTCAAGGGTGCGGACACTCCGTGCCCACATTGCTCATGGCAACCACGACACAGCCAGCTGTGGTCTCACCTTCGACTGGGTGAGCGTGGTCTTGGCGCACACTGAGTGCGTCCACATTACATCACAATGCGTACCATCACTCGTCGTTCCTCCGGTTGTGTCAAGCGTATGTTAGTGTCTCTCAAGGACGCAAACGCACTCGTGACCTTCAAGGACGGCAGCATGTACTACTACGAGAACGTATCCCGCCGTGCTATGCTCAACCTCATGCTCAACAAGAACATGAGCCTTGGGTTCTGGGTCAATGCTAACCTGGTCAACAGCGACCGGGCTGTATGCTTTGGGAGCATCCCTAATACTACCTATCTGACCAACCACTGGATAACTGGATTGACTGACACTACCTACCTCAAACAACAACTAGAGTATGCTAAAGAGCAGCTCATGATTGCTGATGACATGTACTCCAAGCTAACTTGGGGCAACAGGTGTGATGCACTTGAGGCTGCACTATCTCACAAGGACGCAGTTACTCAACATCATCCATCGACTTGATCGCATCCCTAACTGATTAACAACACTTTCATTCACCCAATCATTCATTCACTCATGACTACAACTGTTTTCGCTCCTTCACCTCTCATGCAGCTGCCTGCTGCCAAGTCCATCATGTCTTCCTATGACATGGACACACTCCGTGAGATTGCTAATCATGGCTGTGCCTCAGGTGTAGCTCACGACCACATCTACTACACACAAACGTGGGAGTTCTTCCTCAAGTACGAAGATGACATCGAGGACTACATGTACGACATGTACGGTGACGACTGGCTAGAGGTGTTTGCTCGTGAGACTACCTCTATTCGTGAGCAAGTTAACCTGATTGTGTGGTCGTACATCAACGGCATTGCATCCGACCTTGTAGATGGTGACGCCTGATGACTTACTACATCAATCGTCAAGAGGGTCGTTACAATGAGACCTGTGATGAGTACGCTACTCGTAGCGAAGCATACGCTATGCTACGTGAGTATCAAGTAGCTGATCACGGACGTGCTTACTACTACCTATCCACTACACCAAAGGAGAACTGGATTGACTGAATTAGTTTGGCGTGTTGTTGGTTACGATACCAAACAGATGCGCAATGATTCGCTGTTGTATTGCAGGGACACAGCTGCACAAGCTGAGGCTGTATGTAAACAACTGCATCCACACTTTGATGTGTACTATGTCCAACGTGTTGAGGAGTTTGCTGAATGATGACTGATATCGACTACATCAAACAACAACTTGCATATGCTGAGGAGCAACTAATGCTTGCTGATGACATGAGTTCCCGAGTAACTTGGGGTAACAGATGTGATGCACTTGAGGCAGCACTACTTGATCTTGAGGCTGCCTGATGTACACTACCCAAGAACTCAAGGACTTAGAGGCTACTGCTATTCGTGACTATCAACGTGGACTACTCACAAAGACACAGTTACTCAACATCATCCATCGACTTGATCGCATCTCACATCATGAACTTCAAGGTTCCTAGTGATGTTGTCGTTGGACAATATCTCCAGTATTTCACACTCATAGTGGCTGCATCTATAGCCTTTGTGTATACATGTGGCTACATGAGTGGCGTCTTTATTCATGGACTCAACGACACATGTACACAACTCACCAAGGTCTTCGTGAATTCGAAGTTACCCTTCGTTCAGGTGTTTGGTATCTCCTAGCACCCGATTCAGAGCAGGCAGCATGGCGTGCTCTTGAATTGTCCCGTGAACGTAACGACCAATTACTGAATGTCAAACAAACCGATGAGTGGTAAACGCAAGGATTACTATCCCAACAACTGGCAAGAATACAAGGACTCACCCGATGATTTCTTTGTGCCTCACACATTCGAGGAGGTTATGTCGTGGAAGGTCGGTGGCTGGGAGCTACCGTCGTCTGTAGAGTGCATCATCAGGGTCACAGACCTAAAGACCCACAAGGTCACAGAACACACCTATCAGAGGCGCTCAGCGGCGCAGAACAAGGTTAATCAGCTCATTGATCGTGGTGATGTAGAGTTCACAGTGTGTGACCACGAATCCATCCACTTCATCTCTCCTTCCAACATCGAATCCTGAATTATGTCCATCATCACTGTTGCTGAGTATCACGAACTGATCGAAGATTACCCTGAGCTTGACACTGTGTGTCTGGATGAGGTTCTTATTGATGATTTTCACACTCACGATTGCGAATAATTATTAA